TCTGCGAGAGGATCGCGGGCAGGCCGAAGAACGTGCCGCCGGCCATCGTGAGGCCCGGAAACTCTGGTTGCCCCATCAGGTTCAGCATGAGGGAGAGCGAGAGGGCCGTAGTTTCCGACATGATCCAGACCGCGCCGGCGACCGACAGGTTGGCATTGATGAATGCCTGAAACACCTTCTTCACGTCTGCGCGCACGGCTTCCGCATCCTTGCCGGATGCCGGAATCGCCTCGACGCCGTTCGTGATCGATGCGGGCGACAGGCCGTTCGCGCCCGCTTCAACAGCCGGGTCGATGAATTGCCCGTCGAGGAATTGGCTGATCGTCGAAATGAGATCCTGCTGGACGACGCCTTCGGCGCTCGGCGTCGAGAAGCGTGCAAGCTCTTCCGTGATCGCAACGATGCCGGCCACCTTCGAGAAGCCGAGCGTCGTCGTGTTGAACGCCAGCGCCGACACCGGCGCGGGCTTGCCTTCGCCAACCCAGCCGACCGACGAACCCGTCGCCTGGCCGGGGATGCGGACATTGAACGGCACACGACGCAGACCTTCGATGCGACCGACGATCGTAGCCGGGCGCAGCAGTTCGATGAACTCGCCGGCCATGTTCTGATATTCGACGAGCGGCGCGGCCCACGTCGGGTCCGTAGTCGTGCCGGCTGCGACGGCCGCCTTGAGCACCGTTTCAACCTCCGGCGTCGAATCCTTCCATTGCTTCGCGATCTCGGCCGCTTGCATGAGGTTGCCCTTCGAGCGCGCGAGCGCAATCGCATAGCGCGTGAATGCCGTGCCTTTGGCGACGTTGGGCGTCACGATGACGGGCGAGTGCGCCGCCGGGCCGCCGGCGACCGGGACGGCCGACTTGGCTTCGATCGCTTGCTGTTCCTTGAGGCGCGTTTCGTGGGCGTCGAGCGACTTCAGCTCGGCGTCGAGCTGGTCGTATTCCGTCGACTCGGCTTCGTTCAACGTGCGGCCACCGTCTGCGTCAGCGCCATCCATCAGCGCCTTTTTGCGTGCGATGTGTTCCGCTCGCTTCTTCGCGAGAGCCTTGAGTCGTTCAGCAATGGTCATGTCATGTTCCTTGATGATGGGAGCGCTCAAACGCACGACGGGCGCTCCCACACGGGATTTGTCATGCGCTTTGATTGATTGAACCGCCGCATCAGCGTTTGCCGGGATCGTCACGGCGCTGAGTTCGAACAGCTCGCAGGATTTGATGAGGAAGCCGCCTGTCGCCTTGTCGTACACGGCGTCGAGAGGGCGGAATCCGATGGACAGGCCCGGCACCAAACCGGCCTTGATGAGGTTGTATGCCTCATCGATATATGCGGCAGTGCCGGGCGGGGCGATCGTCGCCTCAACCTCTGCACCGGCCGCCGTGATCGTCATTTTGTTGACGGTGCCGATGGGCTTGCTCGGGTCGTGCTGCCACAACAGCGGGAAGGGAGTCTTGAACTGGATGCCTTCCGGGACGACGGTGTCGCCCACGCGATCCGGCGTCGGCGTCGAGGCAATGCCCTTGAGTACCCGCGAACCGTCGTCGAGGTTCTTCACCTCGAACCGCGAGAACGCCTTATTTGACGCCTTCGCGGTTTGCTTGGTGATTAATTTCGAAATTTGTTGATTCATTGGCATTTGATTGCGTCGAGGTCGCAATTGTCGCGCATAAAATGCAGATGCGAGACTTATATGAAGAACATTTGTGGCTCGATTTCTGATTTTGTCGAATTTTGTTGCGTGGCGCCGACAGCCATCGCCAAAGCCACCATGCCGTCGATGCGGCCGGTCGACTTCTGTTTCGTGAATTTGCGGTTGCCCGCCGGATCGGAAACGGCGACCGTGTTCACGGCACACATTTGCAGCACAGGGTGGCCGCCGTGTCGGAGCTTGCGTGCGAGCAGCCGCGCTTCCAGCTCGCGGATAGCTGGCGACATGGAAACGAAGCCCTGGCCGAATTCGACGAACCGGCTTAACTCTTCATCCGTGAAGCCGACCCGCTCAAGCCACGGTTTCAGGAATCGCATGTTGTACCGGTCGAACGCGAGCGCGCGCACGTTGCAGCGGTCGAACACGCCGCGCAAGTATTCGGCGACGAACTCGTATTCAATGGCGCTGCCGGGTGTCGTCTGAAGCAGTCCATCACGCGCCCACACGTCGTAAGGCACGCGATCGGCGCGCGCCTTCGCTTCCAGACCGTCTTCTGGGAGCCAGAATGTCGGATGAACGTCGCCGGCCCCCGACAGCAGAACGAGTGCCGTCAAGTCACTCACGCTCGATAGATCGAGGCCGCCATAAACGTCCTCGCCGTCCAGCTCCGCAGGTTCGCCGCCGTTCTCCGTCCAGATCGCGCGCGCGACAAACGGACTGCGAGCTTCGACGCGCTGATTCAAAACCAAGTTGCGATAGGCCGATTCGCGGCTCGGCAGGCGCTTCGCATCGGACGCCATGCGGCGCACTTCCTCGCGATTCATGAACACGTCGAAATGCGGGTTCGCCAGCCGGATCGCCTCGTCGCTGAATGGATCCATGTCGAGCGGCGCGGTGTAGAGCGCCACCTTCAGACGCGGATCGGCACCGCTGAGCGCGTCGTCGATGAGCAGGCTGAGCAGATCACCATCGGTAGGGGCTTGCGTGCTGATGACGATCGATAGCGGGCTTTCCTGCGCTGCGCTCGCCGTTTCCAGTGCCTCGTACAGTTGGGAGCGGGGGCCTTTGACTTGGCCGAGCTCGTCGTGGATCGTGAGTGCGGGGCTGAGTCCGAATTTGGTCGCTGCGTCGGCCGACAGCGCCTTGTAGATCGTGCCGAGGTCGTGACACAGCAGCTCCTTCGCCGTGTCGCGGATGGTGACGTACTGCGACAGATCCTCGGACATGCGGACAACGTGCGCCGCGAGTTCGAACAGGACGGCAGCTTGGTCGCGGGATTGCGCTGCGCTGTATAGCTGGCTGTTCGGCCGCGCCTCCGGGCCAACGAGGTGAAGCAACACGAGGAACGCCGAGAGAGCCGTTTTGGCGTTCTTACGCGCCATCGAGAGGATGAACGTGCGCGTCGGCGTGTCGTAGATTTGCTTGATCGAGCCGCGTTGCTCTTTCGTGAGCTTGACGGGCTGCCCGACGAGTCGGCCTTCAGGGATGCGGCAGTGTTCCTCGATCCATCGGATGTTGCGCTCGCCGCGAGAGACGCGCTTTACGCGGGGAGTTCCCATGGTTTCCTTGCCTTCTTCTGGTTCGTCAGTGAACGACCTACCGTCGTCGGATGCTCGACGGCCTGCCGCGTGATGCGCAGTCGCGTCGCAAGCGACGAGGCCGCGCGACTCTCACGCTCGGACATTGCGAGCAGTCGGTCGTAGCGTTTCAGGCCATCGTCGTCCGCGAGCCATGCACGCTCGAAATTCAAAACCTCTTCGGCGAGTACGCGAGCGTTCGTGACGTGACGACAGTACATTTCGAGCAGCGGCGCATGGGTTGCCGTGAATGCGCTCGCCGGTTGATCGTTGACGACCTCTATCCAGACCGCACGCTCGCCGTC